GTGTGTGTGTGTGTGGGCGCTACACAAGCCCAAGCACCCGGGCCATGCGTTCCAGTTCGTCAAACCTGATAGTGTGGCACCCCGCGTGCAACGTGCCGTCTGCATCGATTTGATCAACGCGGAAGTGCCCGACTGCCAAAGTGTGACCGTTCGCCTGCCACGCTGCCGCTTTGTCATGGCAACGCTTGACCGCAGGCCAAAGACGCTTGGCGTGCTCAACCGGCACAACCTTGCCTTGACTTGTTTCAATTTTGTTGCCCTTGCGCCGGAGCATAATAGGTTTGTTCCAAATACCCCAATATGTAACATGCTCGCCATTGCGCCATGCTTCGATGCGTTCTGCCATTTCCTTAGCAGCGCGTGCTTCCGCAAGCTTCTTTGCTGCTTTGTGTTTGGTGGCCTCGCGCTCGCTCCGGGTCTTGGCGTCCGCGATGAACTCAGGTGTCCATTCGGGCTTTTTGAGTCTCCAACGCCAGCCGAAAAACTTGGCAAGTGCGTTCGCGGACTCAACGAGGCGCTCTGCGTCTCGCATTCTCCACTCTTTATTTGCACGCGCACGAATGGCACTCAGCACAAACGCGTCAAGCTTCTTTGTTAAGTGTGCTTTTGTTTCGCCCGAATCTGGCGTGCGCTCCGGATTCGGAACTGTGAAGACCGGGATTCCGTCTGGAATCGCCCGGCGCGTCAAAGTGGTGTGCTTCGCGGTGCTGATTGAATAATTGTCCTCATTGAGAAGCACCGCACGCTCGCCGCGCTTGTTCGTGACAAACCGTGCGATTGTCCATGTCGAGCGATAGCTGAATATCGAAGTACGTGCGAAAAAGACTCGCCCGTCGCTGCTGCGCCCGTGATGCGTCTCGTTGTGGTTCTGTTGTGCCCACACATGTGCTGTCTGTGCATGTGTGCCGAACACTTCCTTTTGGTGGTATGTCATGTGGTGAGTCCTCCGGTTTGCAAACGATTAAAGTGTGTGTGTGTGTGTGTGCTTAGAATTCGCTTCTGTCGCCGTCTTCCGTGAATTCGTACTCATTGATGCGTATGTTTTCCGCGACGTTTTCCTCGCTGATAGCGAATTCATATGCGCCCTCTAGCTGCTGGTAAATCCAGTCCATGAAATCCCGCAACGCCTGTTTAATCGCATCTGTCTCGGTATCCTCGGAAACAGCGAATGATTCGTTGTCATAAACTTCGATGTCAGTGCAGCCGGAGTGAGAGTAATGGCCACGATGCACAACGCGCGCCGATAGCGCATAAAAGCGCGGGCGCTGGGCTTCTTGTAAATCCCGCGCCACTCGCTGCAATGCTTTGTCTTCCGGAGCATACTCCGTAACCTTCGCCGTTGCGCCCTTGGCATAATAGTATGCGCCCTCAAAGCAAGCGCCGTCGCCTTGCGAGTAAAAGCCGGAGTAGTAAACATCCGTGATATCAATGCCTATCAACTTCGCAACGTGTTTCGCATCGTCAATGACGTGCTCGGCTTCGTGCGCGTCGAATGCGTAGTCTCGCAGCCACCACTGCCGCGCGTGTTCTTTGGCCTCGTCGCTTAGCTCATCGTAGTGATAAAGCGTCTGTGTTTGTGTGATTGTGCGAGTCATGTGGTGAGTCCTCCGGTTTGATGCGTGCATTATGCGCACAAGTGGGCGCGGTGTGCAAGTGAAAAGTGCGAATGCGGTATGAGGGTGGATGTGCGAGTGGATGTTATTGGTGCTTTGGGTTGATTCGGCAAACGTGGCCCCTCGTGTGGGGGTGCCCTGTGTGTTCTGAGTCTTTAAAAAAAAAAAATTTATAAAGAGAGAGAGAGAGAGAACGAAATGCATGAAGAGAGCAAGTAGTTTGGGGCCACGTTGTGCTAAGCACAGGGTGGGACCAAAGACAAGGCCCAGTTCTATTGGGCCCACCTTTCGTTATTCGGCCCAAGGTTGCTATAACATCAACGTGCACATCTACCGCGATGTTCGCACTATGCCGTATTCACCCGCCTTACGCGCATTCACCCCGCGTGCACCCTTCCGCTTGCACCGCATTTGGCGCACATATATAATGAATCCCAGGCGAGCAATCCCGCTCGCGCTTCTGAAGTGGAGAATGTGAAATGACTGACGAGAACACAGCCGAGAACGAATCTGCTGCCGAGGCCCTTGTGGCGATCCCTGATGACTTCGCTATGGCCGCGTTTGGGCATAGCCTTGGTGCCGAGCAATTGTCCGAGATTCCGGCCAAGGTCGTCGCCTCGCTGATTGAGGCTGGTTTTTCTTATGCGATGCGCCAAGGTGGCGTAGTGAGCAAGAAGAACAAAGAGGGCAAAAGCGAGAGTGAAGTCGATGCCCTGGTGAAGGCAGGCCGAGACGCGCGTTTCGCTGCCATTTGCGATGGCACGTATGGCACGCGCAAAGGCGGTGCAGGACGTGGTAAGAGCGCGCTGGAGCGCACGATGGGCGCGATTGCTACTGAGAGGCTTAAGGCTCGTGCGTCCGCCATGGGTGTCCCTATGCCCAAGGGTGACGTGCGCAAAGCCGCCATTGTGAAGATCATCGAAATCCAGGCCGCCGACATCGAAGCGGAAGCCAACGCGCGTATGAGCGCCGCCGCTGCCGCCGCGAAGGCACTTGAAGGTGTCATTGGCGCGTAGCCGTGTGTGAGTGTGTGTGGGCAGGGCCTGTGTGTTGGGCCCTGCCTGCTCACGCGCTCACGTGCTCACGCTCATCGTGGCCCCGTGAGCGCTCGTGCGAAAAGTTGTACGATTTGACTCATACTCGTGCATTTTAGCGCGCACACGTGTGCTAGGGCGAAACGTCCCACAGCGACCGGGGGTATGGTCCAAAAGAATATCCTGTAGGAGCCTCAGCCTAGACGAGTTCACACATTTTTGGTAATTTTAGACTAGTCCCACCTCGGTACACCAGGAGAAGCACAAATGATGATGTCATTAACAAAGTGGATTGTTGTGGTGTTACTCGCTGTGTCGCTCGGTTATGCTGTTTCGCGTTGCACAGATGCACACGCGGCCAAGCGGCTTGACCACAGCGCCGCAGCGTATGTCGGCAAGAATCCTACCGGCTGGGCGCGACAATGGTGTGCGAAGTTTGTGGACATGGTTTTGCGCAAGAATGGGCACGCGGGTGGTGGGAACCTGTCGCGGGCATATGCGAATTACAGGCGGGGGACGAAGTGCAAGCCAGGATCAATAGCAGTGATGGCGACGCATATCGGGTTCGTATCGGCGTGCCACACAGATAGCGTGACGATTGTATCGGGCAATCACGCGGGTTCACCCGGGCGGCGCACGGTCGGTTATGGGCGATACCCGCGCAGTCGTATTATCGCGTTCAGGATGCCGTAAATCATGTACGGCACGGCGGACAACAACAGCATGATCGACAAGTCCAAATGTATTGTGTGTGGGGTTACGTTGGTGTGGAAGCCGAGAGGGCGGCTTAGGCGATATTGCCCAGCGCATGTTCGAAAACGGGATCGCGCAGGGATGCGCTTGAAGCTTCGACGGCGAGGCGCGAATTTTAGTGACTTCGCGTTGATAAATCGCGATGGCAATTGGAGCGTGGAGAGAGCACATGAATAAAGAAATCGAAGAGTTGGTGAAGCTGAAGCGGCATCTGGTTGAGGTGGAGCTGCAAATGATGATCATGGAGCGGATGTTGCGCAATGCGCATGTTGTCACCGGGAATGAGGAGATGCCGCAGACAGGGAATATGAAACAGGTGGCGTGGCAATTAGCTAAGGGCGAACCGGAACCAACGCAGATGTTACGCACTTTGGCTTATATGTTGGAGAAAGATAACGAGCAGCCCAGGGATGGCAGTATGAAAAGAGGACTCTTCAAGGACAATCTTGAGAGGTATGTGATTCTCATCGAGACTGAGCCGAAGAGTTTTTGAATGCCGCACTTGACGCCGACACTTGAGGGCTCCTCGCCGCGACGGGAGTACGACGAGTATTTCACGCCCCCGGGAGCGACAATTGCGGTGTTGCCGCATATCGTGCACTGGCCGAATAGTGTGTGGGAATGTGCGTGCGGGAATGGCGCGATTTCGAGAGAGCTGATGCGCGTGGGTTTCGGGGTGATCAGCACGGATTTGCGGGACTATGGTTTCGAAGGCGCGCAGCAGTTGGACTTTTTCAGCGCCCATGAGAAGCTCGCCGATGTAATTGTGACCAATCCGCCCTTTAACGCAGCGAGTGAGTTCATTCGTCATGCGCATGAGTTGGGAGTGCAGCGGATGGCGCTGTTGCTCAAGGCGGATTTCTTTGCGGCGAAGAAGCATGAGTGGGTGTTTGAGGAGTGGCGGCCATGCAAGATGTTGGCGCTGACGTGGCGGCTGGATTTCACTGGCGCAGGCGCGCCGCATACAAATTGCATGTGGGTGCTTTGGGAATCCCACGGGGATGTGTGCGTGCCGTGTGAATACGATTTGTTACGCGCCCCAGAGTTGCGGGTGATTTGAGCACGCACAAAAGCGTGAATGTTTGACACGCGCCTGGGTGTGTGGTAGATTTTGGGTGATAATTTTTAGTGCCGAATCCATGGAGGTGAGAATGAAACCATTGCCGAAACCATTGCCGATTGATTTCCCGCTTAAAGCCGAGACGATGCGTAATTTGCTGCTCAATTATGCTTGTTCGCAGTATCGTGAGGTTTTCAACAGGCCGGAGCGTGATGTTCCGAGTGAGGAGGAAATCCAGGCGGCTGTAAGGGCTGATATGGAGAATTTTGTGACGTGTTTAATGGCAGAGGAACTCAGTGAGTCGGACTTCAAGCTGTTGCATGGTTGGTGCGTCGATGAGTTCAATCGCCTGATTTTGACTGCCCTGACGCAGCGAATTGTGAATTGCTCCTGGGGGCCTCTCTTGACTTGAGAGGCCCTTTTCTGTATATATGCGGTATTATGTTTGAGGAATTTTACATCGGGCAGCGAGTGCGCATTGGGCGGGTGCTCCAGGTGTACGACAAGGTGATTGTCGTGCTGGGGCACTCCGGTCGGGTGTGTACGTATCCGTGTGAGCGGGTGGAGGAGTTGATGTGTGAGGAGGGCGCTGAGCGCTCGGGGCAGCACGGCGCTCCGGTGAGCACACATTTTGAAGATTCGCCGAGCAGAACTCCTTGCTTTTCTCTTGTTGCTTGATATGATGCCGAAGTAGCTCCCGGCGCTCAGCGTGAGGAATGGGGTTTCCCTCCGGTTTTCCCGATCCTCCCCCGCTAGCCCCGAGGTGCTAGGCTGAAACTTCCTCCGTGGTTGAAGCTTAGTTGCCTCGGGGCTTTTTCTATGGCACTCTCATTGCCATGTCCCATCCAGACGACATCCTTGACTCGCTTGTGTTGAGTGCACCGAAGGGCAAAACTGCTTCTCCGGCCCCGGAAGTCGTGCTGGTGCGTAATTTGTCGCCAGATGACCTTGCAAAGCTCAATTCCGGCGGAACCGCTCTTGTTCCGCAGCAAGAAATCAACAACTTGCGCTATAAGCACCATCTCGCGGCCCGGCTGCTTTCAACCGGGATGAATGATGTGTCTGTTTGTGCTGCGACTGGGTACACAGCGAGTTATTTGAGTGGGGTGCTCAAAAAGAGCCCTGCGTTTCAAGACCTCTGTGCGTATTATCATGAACAAGAGTCCAGCGCGTTTGAGATGGCGCGGGAGCAGTTGACGACTCTCGGGATGACCGCGCTTGAGGAGATGCAACGGCGGCTTGATGATGAAGAAGAATCGCGTTCAATGGGTATGACAACGCTCAAGGAGGTCGCTGAGATGGCGTTTGAGCGTAGTGTTGCGCCGAAAAAGGGCAACGCACAGGTCAGCGCGGGAGCGAATGGCGGAGATGGCAAGAGCCTCAATGTGCATTTGCACTTCAGCGACGGGAAAGAAGCAGCGGAGGCGAAGCCGAGCGCAGTGATTGATATCGAGGCCAACGAAGAGCCGATTTAACGCGCCCCGGGGCGCACGCTATGGGGAGTTTTGCTGAAAATGGGATGTCGAGAGGTTTTTCGGCTGCAAAGTGCCGAGAAGTGCGAGAAGCCGGGGACGATTCCGAAGAGTAGGCCCAGAAAAGCGTCTAAGAAGTACGGAATCGCATTTGAGAGCGCGGTGGCGCGTAAGACCGGGGGAATCCACGGTCAATGGTTCAGATTTGTTGACGCCAACGGTGTCGGGTTCTGTCAAACCGATGTGATTCTTGTTCTCTCCGGCGAAGCCGTGGTGTTGGAGTGCAAGTTGACTGAGGTGGGCGAGGCTCGGAAGCAACTCGGGATGCTTTATATCCCGGTTGTGCAGAAAGCCTTGGGGATTCCGACAAAAGGCGTTGTTGTGGCGCGGCATTTGACTCGCGAAACAGACCGTGCACGGGTGGTGTCGAATTTGGGCCTTGCGATGCGGGCTGCGAGCGCGAGTTATTTCCCGACTGTGCATTGGCTCGGAAGAGGGCCGATTTAGAGGGGCCACAAAACAGGGATTCCGCAGAATCGTAGTGGCCCTGGCTTGACCTTTCACGTTCAGCACAGACATTGTGTCATTGACAATGATCCACATATCAGGAGCGTGCCCAGATGATGTACAAGTCGAATTCAAGTGCCAAGGCAGACAAGTACCCCAAGCAGGACAAGAGCGGTGTGAAGAAGTCTCCTCCGGCTGGCCCCAGCACTGGTGGGCTCAAAGGTGGGATCAAGGGCGCAGTCGATTATCTCGAATCGAGTTGTGATCGAGCTGGCCCGCCTCACGCTGGCCCCAAATAGTTCGCCCGCGCATTTGTGCGATGGCCAAGCTCAAAACATCGGCCCGTAAAGCGCTTCCGAAAAGTTCGTTTGGGCTTCCTTCACAGCGCGCATATCCGATGCCGGATCGTGCGCACGCCGCGAACGCCAAGGCTCGTGCATCTCAACAGGAAGCGAAAGGGAATCTTTCTGCTGGCGCAAAGCGGCGTATTGATGCGAAAGCGAACAAGATTCTCAAGGGCAAGAAGCCTCCAGGCCGCAAGGGGGGCGCATGAAACGTGCTACTCGTAAAATCACGACGAATTTGCCTAAATCGCGTGCGGCGAAAATGGAAGGGCAGAAAGCACGGCTTGCGAGTGGAAAGGGCAAAAGAGGGCCGAGTGGTACGAAGGGTGTACAAGGCCCGGCGAAGAGAAAAGTGAAAGGACGCGCGTGATGGCAGCGAAATCGAAAGCGAAGTCGAAATCCCGGTCGAGTGTTGCGGTGCTTGCTGCTGCGGGTGCCCCGGTGTGTTGTGATTCCGAGGAGGAATCCGTGAGTGTTAGTGTGCGCCAGATTGACAACGGGTATGTGACGCGGCGCACGCGTTATGGCCCCGGATGTTATGATTCGAGCGAGCAGTTTTCGCGAGAAAAGCCCGAGATTGAGGTGGAAACGAACAAACAGCCGCGCGGAATGGGCTCCCTGCGTGACGCTGTTGATTCCATCAAATAAGGAGAATGTGAAATGACGGCACTTCAAACACCTTGGGCACCGCCTGGGCAGAATGCTGTGGTTGGTTGGGGGCCGCAACAGGTTGCCACATACGCAGCGGTGCAATACGTTGACGTGAAAGAATACGCGAATTGGAAGATCACTCTCACGGGTAATCTCACGAGCTTGAATTTGCTCAATCCGAAAGACGGCCAGAAGCTGTTGCTTACGCTTGTGCAAGACGGCACCGGTTCGCGTTTGGTTTCGGCCTGGACGGATATTTTCTTTGCTGGTGGCACTGAACCGACGCTTACCACGACTGCTGCTGCTGTGGATGTGTTCGAACTTGAATACAACGCGGCTGTCGGTAAGTGGTATGCACGTGCCTTTGGTCTTGATTTTAAGGCATAGAAGCCACACGCAAAAGGGGACTGCCAGAAAGATGCTAATGAGGGAGCCACGCAAAATGTGTCGGCTCCCTTTTTAGTGTTTCGCAACGTGGTGCACGTGTGATGAATGAGATGCTTTCAACAGACAACACGCTCTCGGTGAAACCTTGGTTTCACGAGAAATTTCAGTGTCTGTTTAAGCCAAGAAGGTACAAGGTTTTTTACGGCGGTCGAGGCGGGCTGAAAAGCTGGTCTGTTGCCCGCGCATTGGTGCTCTTGGGTGCACAACGGCCCTTGCGTGTGTTGTGCGCTCGTGAGTTCCAGAAGAGTATCAAAGAGTCCGTGCATCAATTGTTGGAAAGCCAAATCAAGATGATGAATCTTGAGGCGTTTTATGAAATCCAACGAGATGTCATACGAGGGCGAAAAGGCACCAGTGCGGAGGGCACAGAGTTCTTCTTCATCGGCTTGCACTTGAATTCGCAGAATGTCAAGTCTTATGAGGATGTGGATATTGTGTGGATTGAGGAGGCTGCGAATGTGAGTGGAAGCTCATGGGCGCATCTTGTGCCGACGATTCGTAAACCAAAAGGCGGCCCGTTTGACTCCGGGTCCGAAATCTGGGTCACATTCAATCCTGAGCTTGAAGACGACGCGACATACAAACGATTCATCATTGATATGCCGCAAGGCGAGAGCCAGGACTCCTTTGTCACAAAAACCACCTATCATGATAATCCATTTCTGAGCGAAGCGTATTTGCGCGACGTTGCGCGGGACAAAGAAAAAAATTACGACACTTATTTGCATGTGTGGGAAGGGTTCTGCAAGCAGACCCTTGAAGGTGCGGTTTATGCCGATGAGATGAGGGAGGCCACGGTTCAAGAGCGGATTTGCAAAGTTCCGTATATGCGTGATTTTCCAATCTCGGTTTATTTTGACCTGGGGCGCTCCGATCACACCTCGATTTGGTTCGTCCAACAAGTCGGTTACGAGTGGCACCTTGTTGATTTCTATGAAAACAAGCTGAAGCACATTGATCACTATTTGGCGGTCTTGCAAGAACGTGAGTATTTGTATGACTCGTTGTGGCTTCCGCATGACGCGAAGGCCAAGCAACTCGGGTCGAAGATGACCATTGAAGAACAATGCCGAGAGAAATTCCCAAACCTTGTGCAGCGCGTGCCACGAGTGAGTATCAAAGACAAGATCAACGCTGCGCGCACGGTTTTTCCGAATTGCTATTTTGACGAAAAGCGCTGTGCAGATGGCCTGCAACACTTGCGGCATTATTGTTATGAGGTGAACCCGGATACCAAACAGTTCAGTGAGAAGCCTTCGCACAAAGGCGGACATTCAGATGCGGCAAATGCTTTTGAGTATTTCGCGGTGGCGAGCAAAATAGGTGTGCGGCACAAAGATAAGTTGAGGGAGAAGATCAAGCGGACTTTGAATTTGGGCCGAAATAAGGGTGAATTTCCGCGCCAAGACAATTTTGGTTGGATGGGAGGCTAATAAGTGCCAGAAGAAACAACAAAAGAACCAAGCGAGCCCCGTGAAGCACCCAACGCGGGGCGTGTCGAGCTTGAAAAGCCGAACAGCCCTGATCTGAGTCATCCGGTTGAGAAAGATTATCAAGATGATGACGTAATTGTTCGCGAGGCCAAGCAGCGTTTTCAACGTTGTCAGAGCTGGGAATCAGTTCCGCGTTCGCGTTGGATTGATGATGTGAAATTCGCCGAGGGTGATTCTTTTAATCAATATCAGTGGCCTAATCAAATTCGACGCCAGCGCGATGTTGACGAGAGGCCATGTTTGACGGTCAACAAAGTTCGACAGCATAATTTGAAAATCATCAACGAGAACAAGAAGAACAAGCCGAGTATTAAACTTCGTGCGACTGGCGGGGGCGCGACGGCGGATTCAGCACGGGTTTACAACTCGATTGTGCGGCACATTGAATACACCTCGAAAGCCTATATGGCATATGACACCGCTTCGTCGTTCCAAGTCAAAGGTGGAATTGGGTATATACGGATTCGAACAGACTACGAGGAATTGGATTCATTCGACCAAGTACCGACGATTGAACGTGTGCCTGATCCGTTGTTGATTTATCTCGATCCGGATTATGAACAACCGGATGCAACGGACGCACGTTTTGCTTTTGTGTTCGATGATATGGAAGACGAGCTGTTTAAGAGGAAATACCCTGAGCATGAAGATGCTATGACGGGTGCTACGTTGGATATTGCGTATGGATGGCGTAGGGACAATGGAATTCGAATTGCTGAGTATTTCCGCAAAGTCGAGGTGCCTGATATTTTGTATGCCATTCCAGGACCGCAAGGACCGATTACGTTTTACAAAAGTGAACTCAACAGCGCACCAGAGTTGGTTGAGCGGATTGAGGCGCTCGATGGTGTGCGGAAGCGTGAGACCACACGGAACACTATTGAATGGTATTTGATCGTCGGGAATAGCATTGTCGAGCGTGGTGAATGGGTTGGCAAGTATATTCCGATTATCCCAGTTGTGGGTGAGGTGACGATTATCGAGGGCCAGCTTGACCGTAAAGGGCACACCCGTGCTTTGCGCGATCCGCAAAGAATGTACAATTACATGACTTCTGTTGCGGTGGAGTATTCGAGTCTGCAGTCGAAAAGTCCGTATGTTGCACCAGCAGAGGCCATTGAGGGTCTCGAAGAATACTGGGCTCACGCGAATACGAAGAACTTCTCGGTTTTGCCATACAACGGGCTTGACGATCAGGGGAATACTATTGCGCCGCCAGAGCGGCAGCAACCGCCTGTTTCGATGCCCGCTGCGCTTGAGGGCATGAAAACCGCGTCTGGCGAGATGATGATGGCGAGTGGGCAGTTCGAGAGTGATTTTGGGCAGCAGGGCAACGAACGTAGCGCCGAGGCTATCAACGAGCGCACAGCAGAGTCCTCCACATCAACCTATCATTTTGTCGATCACCTTGCACAGGCAATCCGAGGCGTCGGGTTGCATATCATTGATCTCGTTCCGAAGCTCTATGACACTGAGAGAGTCATGAACATTGTGGCTGAGGATGGGGTTTCATACGAGGTCATGATGAACCCTGGTATGCAGCAGTCTATGCAAGTGAATGATCAAATCAATGCTAATGCGGCGCAACAAATTTTGTTCAATCCGAATATCGGTAAGTATGATGTGCAGACCGATGTTGGACCGGATTGGGGCACGAAGCGCCGGGAGACCTTCCATGCGTTGAGTTTGATTCTGACCCAGGCCCCACAGCTCACACAGATCATCGGTGATTTGTTACTGCAAAGTAGTGATTTTGACCTCGCGGAAGAGGCTGCATCGCGTATGCGGCGTATGGTGCCTGCACAGGCGCTTGGGGAAGGTCCGTCACAGGCTGAGCAGCAATTGCAACAGCAAGTGCAGAATTTGGGTGCGTTGTTGAATCAGACCATGGATGATTTGGCGAAAGAGAAGATCAAGGTGAAGGGCAAGGATGCGCTTCGGCAGGTTGATGCGTACAAGGCACTTACTGATCGTATCACCGCGCTTTCAAAGGCCGCCGCTGATGCAGGGCGCGCGATTGATCCGAATGAAATCGGTGTTCTTGTTGATCAAGTTGCAAGTGAGGCGCTGGAGACCGATTTGACTGATGTCATTGACGCAACTGATCCGACGCTTGAGGCGGCTGCGCAAAGCGGCAGTCCGCAATTGGGTTTTGATTTGCCGCCAGTACCGGGGGCCAAGAAAGCTGGTGATGGTAGTTGGTATGTCGCAAACGGCGCTGGGCAATTCGCACGAGTAGAGTGAGCCCGAGTCCGATGAACACATATGCTGATGTTATTGCGGGGATTGAGAGCGCCGGTAGTGGTGACTATGGCGCAGTTGGCCCCAAGACGCGCGATGGCGACTACGCATACGGGCGTTATGGTGTCATGGGCGCGAATTTACCCAAGTGGACCAAGAAGTATGTCGGGCGCGAGTTGACACCAACGGAGTTCTTACGCGACTCTGATGCACAAGATGCGGTGTTCGAGGGTCAATTCGGCTCGTATTTGAACAAATACGGCAATCCACAAGACGCCGCGAGTGCATGGTTCACTGGTGGGCCGCGTGCGACAGGTGCGAATAAACGTGACATTCTCGGCACATCCGGTGCGGAGTATGTGAACAAGTTCAATGCTGCGCTTGGACAGGATTCGCAGAAACAAGAGCAAATCGCGGCGCTTCTTGGGATGACGGGCGCGGGTGCGATGCCGGGTGCGATGCCGGGTGCGATGCCGGGTGCGATGATGCCGCCGAATACTGGTGCGCCCGCAGGCGCGATGCCAAATCCTTTTGAACTTTTGGAGAAGATTCAAGAGTCTCCGCTGGAGGCTGCACTGTTTTTGCGTAGCCTGCCGCAATTCGCGCCGGGCACCCCGGTTCAAGTGGGCGAGCGCACCCTTGTTCCTGTTGAGGGCAATCCATTCGAAGCCTAAATTGGAGATTTATGTCATGACCTTACTTCCCTCAGATTGGCTACCGAGCGCGAATATGAAGCGGATTCATGTGCACTGGACCGCAGGTGGGCACAAGGCCAATTCGACTGATAAGAAGCACTATCACATCATGATTGAGGGTGATGGGATGCCTGTTCGTGGTAATCCGCCCATCACCGCCAATGAGCCTCCTCTTTCATCCAATTACGCAGCTCACACGAAGAACGCCAATTCCAGCGCAATTGGCATTTCTGTTTGCGCAATGTTGGGTGCGCGTGAGAACCCATTTTATCCTGGGGCGTATCCGATAACTTCTGCGCAATGGGCCGCGTTATTGCAAGCTGTTGCAGAGCTTGCTGTTCGATATGACATCGCTGTTACGCCGACCACGGTGCTCACGCACGCCGAGGTGCAACCGAATCTTGGTATCACTCAGAATGGAAAATGGGATATTACGCGACTGACAACGCGCCCTGATTTGATTGGTTACAAAGCTGTCGGCGATGCCATGCGTGCTGATGTCAAGAAAATCATTGAGGGCGAGACCCCGCAACCTCCGGGGCCAGGGCCAGAGCCGGTGCCGCCGGAGCCCCCCGAGCCTTATCCGCTTCTTCGTTATGGCGACAAAGGCGATTCCGCCAGAACGCTCCAATGGAGTTTGAATTCTGCTGGTTTCAGCCCTGGAAATATCGATGGCGATTTTGGCCACAAAACACAAAACTCGCTGTCTGATTTTCAATCTTCTCGTTCACTCCAACCCAATGGAACGTCAGATCAAGAAACTTGGGCGGCTTTGGAAGGAAGGTTTTATGATGAAGGCCCTTATCCTGTTTTGCTCAAGGGTGACAAAGGTAATGCTGTCAAAGCATTTCAGCGCCCCCTTGGTGTGAATGCAGACGGTGATTTTGGGCAGAAAACACAAAATGCTTTGGATAGTTTCCATCAATCCAATGGTCTGTCGGGGCAACGTGTGGTCATGAAACAAACTTGGGAAGCACTTGAGGGAATGTGAGAGATGAATGTGCAAAAGGACCGGCTTTTTAAGCTGGTGAGTGAGATTGTTGGCCCGGAGTTTGGGGCCAAGATAATCGACTGTATGGAACGCGAGGGCTTCATGTTCGCGCGAAGGACATTTTTGGAGGACGATTCGAATGACTCAGAAAATCCATGCACACAAGATGATCGCAGACATCGCGGTCAATATGGCTAATGAGATATTCGAAGAAGCGATGAGACGAAACAACGAGTTGTATCGGCAGGTTCGAAAGCAGAATGAGGAATTGAGCCTTGAATCGTGTCGAAAGAAGTATGTGAGAGAGATTGCACCGACTTTGGTGGGGGAGGCACGGGCCACGTTGTCTAGGATGTTGGGTACTTCAATTAGCGAGGAGTTGAAGAAAAACATCCATGAGGCACTACTTATGGACGCGGCCCTGAGTAGAGGCCGAAATAGAGCTGAAAGACGCCGAATGGCGGCGCTCAATTGAAAGAGGACTGACAATGCCACCCGAAGCCGATCCGCAAGCCACACCGGCCCCTGAGCCGACACCCACGCCCGCTCCCGAGTCGACACCGGCGCCCGCTCCTGTGCCTGTGCCGGAGCCGGAGGCCCGTATGGTCCCGGCAGCACGTTTCGATTCTGTAGTAGGCGAGAAGTACGATCTTCAACGCCAACTTCAATCAGCACAAGCGCAAATCGCAGAACTCTCAGCAACGCCTGCGCCTGAGCTGACACCAGCCCCCACACCTACGCCGACACCGGCACCTACTGCTGCGCCCGCTCCTGTGCCTGCGGCCAAATTCACTCAAGCTGAACTCGATGAGCTGTCTCGCCAAAATGCCGTGATGATTGATTTCAATCGGCGATGCAACGAGAGTGTCGAACAAGGCAAGGCGGCGTATACTGATTTCGACGAGACCATCTCGGCGCTCACGCGCATTGCACCTGCATCCGATGAGCACGGGCGGCCTATGTTGCCGATTCAGTTCGTGGAAGCCGCGCTCGAAACCGGCATGGGTCATGATGTGCTTTATATGCTGGGCAAAGACACCGATGAGGCTGATCGGATTATGTCTTTGACGCCGACGAAGCAAGCGGTTGAGCTGACGAAGTTTGCTGAGCGTATTGCAAAAGAGGGTGATGGCACAGGCGCTGAGCAGCCTGGACTCGCCGAGCAAGTGCAAAAGGTCCGGGCGAGTAATGCACCAGCACCGATCAAACCACGAGTAGGCAAGGGCTCCGGTGCATCGCCGAAAGAGTACGGAGTTCTTGACACAGACAAGGACGGTAAGCTGGCCTTGAGCACCGAGGAGTGGATGACCAAGCGTCAACAAGAGGTCGATAGCAAACCTGGCAGGCGTTGACAAAACACCAACGCGCTGGTAGGAGCAAACATGACGGCGGCTCGCACACCCGCCCCACAACACTTGTGAGTGGAATGGTGTGACGCTCTGCTCGAAGCATCACAACCGTGTGGTGTAAATCGCTAGGAATCGAGCACCCGGCAAGAGGAAAGGCGCACATAAGGTGTGTCCTGTCTTTTGTAAAGGGAACTAGCGATGTCAAACGCACTTCTTACCATCGACATGATCACCCGCGAGGCTTTGCGGTTGTGGAAGAACACGAATGCGTTCATCCAACATGTCTCCACGCAGTATGACGATCAGTATGCCAAATCGGGCGCAAAGATCGGTTCTACTCTGCGTATTCGTTTGCCGAACGACTATGTGACTCGTACCGGCCCGGCTGTGAATGTGCAGAACACTGCTGAGCAGAACACCACTTTGGTGCTTGCTACGCAAGCCGGTGTGGATGTGAGCTTCACTACCGAAGAACGGACGATGAAACTCGACGATTACTCTCGTCGTGTGTTGGCCCCGATGGTCAACAACCTTGCTGGTGCTGTTGCGGCGGATGTGATGAGTGGTGTCGAAGGCGGCATTTCGAATTTCGAAGCCAACACTGATGGCAGTGGTAATGTGATCGGTCCGATTGCGAACACGTACTTGCGTGCTGGTGCTCGGATTACCGATCAGTCGGGCCCGAAGATGGACCGGCGTGCTATCACCGATCCGTTTACCATGGCGAATTCGGTTGCGACCTTCAGTGGATTGTTGAATCCGCAAGGCACAATCGGTGATCAGTACACAAGCGGTCAGATCAAGACGGCTTGGGGTTTGGACTTCTTCGAAGATCAGACCGTGGTCAAACACACTGGTGGTACGTTCTCTGCTGGTACTGTGGACGGCGCAGGCCAAACTGGCACGACCATCACACTCAACGCCATCACCGGCACGCTTCTCGCTGGTGACATCATCACCTTTGAAGGTGTGAACGCGGCGAATCGCATTACCAAGCAATCGACTGGGCGTCTTGCGCAGTTTGTTGTCACGGCTGATGTGGCGGCGGCGGGAACGAGTGTGAGTATTTACCCCGCGCTTATTCCGGCTGATGCGCTGGGCAACCCAGTTCAGTTCCAAACCGTGAGCACGGGCCCCGCGAACGCAGCGGCTGTTTCGCTTGTGAATCCGGCGAGTGCTACTTATGTGAAAAACTTCCTGTTTGTGCCTGATGCTGTCACGATGGCTATGGCTGATCTGGAAATTCCACAAGGTGTGCATGAAGCTGCTCGCGAAACATTCGATGGAGTGAGCATGAGAATGATCACCGATTATGTCGTGGCAACTGATCAGATGATCACGCGTCTTGATGTGCTCTATGGGTACAGATGGCTCAGACCTGAGTGGGCCTGTGTCGTTGCAGACGCTGTAACTTAGGCCCGGCTAATCGGCGGCTAGTGGCCTTTGGCGCGAAGGGAAGTGAAATGAAGATAACCACCTCTTCTTCTGCTTGCTTCCCTTCGCTGCTACGCGCCGATGTGTATTTTGAAGTGCCGAAGCGACGAAGCGACGAAATGCCGTGGATGCCGAAAGGCCGAATGAGTGAAAGGAATGTGTGATGCACGCGATTTATGAGAAGCTGCAAGAAAAAGGTGAGATTGGTCCTTTTCAAATCAAGGATGGCCGCAAGGAAGCCAAGCCTTATGAGGAGTACCCGAAGATTGTCACCAACAAGAGTGGGCAGAGAATCACTGTGAAGTCGTTGAACGAAGAGGCCGACGCTGTGGGCAGCGAGGGCGAGGTGATTTTGCAGGATGACCCACTTTCTGCGCAAAAGCGGTCTCTTGCTGCCGAAGAAGACAGGATGCGACAAGCTCGTGAGGAAATGGAACGCACTACCAAGGACATGCAGGCTAAGTTGAATATGCTTAGTCAGGCCGGTTCGGGAGTGGTGACGCCTGTGCAGGAGCCTCCTGCGGAACTTGAAAA